CGTCGTGCTCGATCGCTGCTACAACGTGAGCGTCTATGACAGCGCGCCGATCAACGCATCGCCTCACGACAACAACGAATACGGCATCGTCGTATCCAATTCGACGCACGTTTCGATAAGCGGGAAAGGCGCCTTTGCTTCCCGGCACTCTGTCGCTATTGGCGGGACCGACTTGGAGGCCACGGTCCCCAATCGGTACGTCAGCGTCTCCGGTATGTCGCTGCTGAATAACAGTGCCAATACCAACTCTGGCGACGTGCATGGAAACTCCGACTACGTCACTTACGACAACTGCTTTTTCATCAGCGGCTGCAGCGTCGGTGGGCGCAACCTAAGCATCCGCAACAGCACGATCATCGGCGAAACCGGCGGCGCATTCGCTGACCGAAAGGCCATCTACGGCACCGAGGTCAACGGCGGTACGCTTAGCATCGAGAACGTCACGATCCAAACGACGGGCGACGGAAACGTAACCGGGTTCATTCACATCAACGTGCTCGGCATCGGGGAAGGTGCCGCTGAGGCGACTGGCATGCGGGAGACGCTGCGCGTCCTCGTGCGCAACGTAACCATCGTTGCTCCGAATGCGGTTTCCAACGCAAAGGCAGTGTTTATCAACGGCCAGAATGCGAACCTTGCTGTGTCGGTGCACATCGACGGGCTGACCGTGCAGGCGCCTGCGCTACTGGCGTTCCTCTTTGCCAGGGACGTGCTCTCTCCAACGCTCCTGTCGAACTTCCTGATCGTCGACAACGTCTACGGCCCGGCCGGCGCGTATCTGATCTACCCGGATGCGTCTATCGCCGCGGTCAGCACTCGGGAAATGGCGCAGCGTGGATGGGCGACTCTTGGCGTCCCGTCGAACGACGCCAGCGCGATCGATGCCGGCCAAAGTTTCCGATACAAGTATTCGCGCCGGCCATCGGTTAGCGTTTCCTACTCCGGCGTCAATGGCGCAGCTAAGCAGGTAGTCGGCGGAAAGGAGGTTCGGCCCATCGTCTACAGCTACACCGCAGATTTGATCCGCATGGGGGTTCGCACCTGTGACGGCGCGAATTTCACATCCACGGACAGCGTGCAAGTGCACTACACGGCCGGGGTGCAAGACGTATAACCGCGCCCTGCGCGATGGCAAAATCGCATCGCGTATGGTATAACCAAGCAACGTGCGCATTGAGTAACCGTTTATGCCGAGCCATGACGAAACCGCTGAGCGCCTGGCGCGGATCGAGTCTGCACTGCAGGTCTTGCTCGAGCAGGCGGCGCACATTCCTCGGTTGTCCGAGGGCGTTGCTTTGATGCACGAGCGCGACAGCGTGCACAACAAGCGCATCGATATCCTGTTTGAGGAAGTGAGCGAGACCGCCGGCACGGTCAAGCAAGTGGACGCCAAAGTCGAGAAGTGGATCAACCGGGGTATTGGCGCTTACGCGGTTTCCACCGTCCTTTTTGGCATCGTCGTTACGTTGCTCGTCCGCATCACGGACAACTACGAGGGGATCATCCGCAATACGAATGACATGGTCGTGACGCTCGATCGTCGCGTTTCCTGGCTCGAATTTGAATCCCGCGGCCGCTCGTCGGCTGACGACAAGAAAGATGGAAAGTCCGTTCGATAGGGCACTCGCGCATGTCCTCGGCATCGAGGGCGGTTACTCAGATCACAAAGCTGATCGCGGCGGCAAGACCATGCTCGGCGTGACCGAAGGCACGTTGCAACGCGCGGTTCGCGCTGGTGTCGTCCCGGCTGGCACGCGCATCGAGGAACTGACGGCCGAGCAAGCTGCGGCCATCTACCGGGCGCTGTACTGGAATGCAATCCGCGGCGATGACGTCGCGGCGGTTTCGGTGCCGGTGGCGATCGAGATGTTTGACACGGCGGTCAACATGGCGCCGTCCTGGGCCGGACGCTTCCTGCAGCGGGCGCTGAATGCGTTCAATCGCAATGCGGCCGACTGGCCGGATATCAAGGTCGACGGCCAGGTTGGGCCTGCGACGCTTGGCGCGCTGCGAGCGATGGCAAACAAGCGCGGCGCGACTGGAATGACGGTCTTGCTGCGCGCGCTCAATGCACAGCAAGGCGAGCGCTACCTGACGATTACCGAGGCCAACCCGAGCCAAGAAGCATTCACTTATGGTTGGTTCCTGAATCGAGTGGAGATCCCGGCATGAAACGCTGCCGCCGTGTGCGCCTCGTCCCTGGCTGGCGCCGGTGCTGGCGCTGGTTCTCGCAGCAGTGCATGGCAATCTCGATCGCCATTCAGGGCGGATGGGCGGCCATGCCGAGTGATCTGAAGGCCGGCATCCCGAGCATATGGGTAACGATCGCGGCGATCTCGGTGCTCGTGCTCGGCATGATCGGCCGCCTGATCGACCAAGGGGGGAATGATGCTGACCGCTCTGGCAAGTGAGTTTGTCGGCTACATCGTCGCGGCGCTCGCGGCCGTTGCGGCGGTCATCGGCGTATACTTCCAGGGTCGCGCCTCGGGGCGGTCCGACGAGGTCGCCAAGCGCGAGACCCAACTTAACGAACAGGGCGAGAAGGCCCGCGAGAAAGTGCGCAATGTCGAACTTGAGATTGCTCGCAGTGGCGACGCTGCTGTGCGCGAGCGTGCTCGCAAGTGGGTGCGTAAGTAACCCGCCGGCCCGCGTCGGCATTGAATACTGCGATCACGCCGAGCCGATTTTTTGGGACTCCGAGCAGGAGCTCGAGGCGACGCCGATGCCGGTCGTTCGGCAAATCGTTCGTCATAACGAGCGGATCGAGGCGCTATGCCAATAGCGCAAAAGGGGGGGGGGGGATATGGTCACGAAGGTTCCGGCCGACATGCTTGACTTCGAGCCGGCCACGAAAGGCGAGCTCGAGGCTGTGGATGAAAAGGCGGATCAGGCCATCGACGCCGCAACTGCAGCGGCTTGTTGATGGTGGCCGGGAGCTACTCCGGCTAGGTGCTGGCCTTTGAAGCGCATCGCGTCTCCGGGACAAATGGAGGGCCTGCTGCATCTACTCGCTGCGTGTCTGCTTTCCACGCCGCACCATCATCGAGGCGTGCCGGACTCGAACCGGCGTGCTGTCCTTCCCCGCGTTTCCGCGCGACCTACGGGGTTGGCTGGTCGAACCTCATTAACCTAACCGCCTCGATGATGGCCCCCGTCTTTCCGGGGTGTCAGCCGGGCTTGCACCGGAATGCCACGTCCAATCTGAAAGTGTGGTCACACTCGCCGCCAGATAACGGACTGGCGGTCTAACAGCCATTGCTGGCACCGTGATGGTGGCCGGTGCTGATCTCCGGCTTGCCTTCTTGCTCAGCGGCGCCGCCAGCATCCGAGTCGTGCTAGCTGTCAGTTTCAGTCCCTGACAATCTACGGGCCTCGCGCTGCGCATCAGCCTGCGCATTCACCATCACGGCTGGCGGCTGCTCAGGCTTTGGGAACCTGAATCGCGCGGCATCGAAACCGGGCCAACCGCCATGCGTGATGGTCCTGGCCTATTTCGCCAGGCGTTGACCTTGTATCAACACCTCAAGTTTATCACGCTCAGCGCCGCCGTCGGCGCCTGGTATCCAGCGGCTGTATCGCTCAAGCAACAACTGGAACACGATCCGGCTCTTGCCCGAGCGGATTTCGATGCCCGTGCGCTTTCCATTGCCCCCTCGACCCATGCCTCATATGCCTCCTTGTCGATGACGATGCAGTTGTCCGGCGCGCGGCGCCAGTGGATACCCTCGACGAAGATGCCTTCCTCGATCTTCCGGCGGATGGCTTTCTCGGTGTATCCGGTCTCGGCAGCGAACTGCCGGATGCGTAGGTATCTCATGCGTGATGAGATAACCGCATCATGTCATGGGAATCAAGGGGTCAAAATTCGTGGCGCAATATCTCCGGATACTTGCTGGCAAACGACACTAGCAACTTACGCACGGGCTGCAGATATGGCCCGGCCTCGACCGCCTCGTCGACTGTGTCGGGCATCGGCCAAGGGCAGCGCCTGGCCCACCATCGGCGCGCTTTCTCCCTGGCGTATCCCTGATGCTCGATGCAGATGTATTCGCTCACGCGCTGCAGGCCGGAATAGTAATCAACGCGCATGGTTGGGATGCCGCTGCGGCCGACGTGCTTGGCGAACAGGGTCTTTTCGACTTCCATCTCGACGGGCGGCACGTCTGTCGAGATCACGGCGCCCATGTGCGCGATCGTCTCGGCCTCGCGCGGCGCGATCTCGAATTCATGGCCGCAGACTTTGCCGTCGTTGGCGAGTCCGCCACTGCCGACTTCCATGCGGCAAAACCGAGTCATCGTCGGCACCAGGTTGCGGCAGCGCGGGCATTCCTTGACCGGGGCCTCGCCGCCCCCTTTGCCCGGTCGGCGGATCTCGACCTGGTCGATATACCCGTGCTCGCGCACGTTGCCGCCGTAGTCAAGGAACAGGCAATTTGGCTTCTGGCCGGCGGCGATGGCGGCCAGACGTCCCTCGCGCGTATCCAGATCAAAGCCAGGCGCATAGACCGGGCGCGTCCCGCGGCCGGCAATCTGCACGTACAGGCCGGGGCTCTTGGTCGCCCGCTGGCAGATGAGCGCGTCGATCGCCGGGAAGTCGAAGCCGGTGGTGAGCACGCCCATGTTGTACAAGCACCTGGTCGCGCCGGATTTGAACCGCCGGATTTTCTCATCGCGGTCCGTGCACTCGCCGGTCACGTAGTCGGCGGTGACACCGCGCTTGCGCAGCGCGGCGACCATTAGCTGCGCATGCTCGATGGTCGGCGAGAAGCCGAGCCAGTGGTGCCGGTCCGCGCAGCGGCGGATGATATCGTCGGCATGTTCCTCGACGAGCTCGGCCGCGCTCATGCGCTCGCCAAGCTGGCCGATGTTGTAGTCGCCGCCCGTCTTTTTGACCCCGGACAGATCGACCGTCTCGGCTGCAGGCGCCACGAGTCGGCATAGGTATCCTTCCTCGAGCGCTTCGGCGATCCCGTATTCGTAGGCGACGCCGTCGAACAGCGCGCCGTCGCCTTCGTGCAGGTGCCCGCCTTTCATCCTGTAGGGCGTGGCAGTCAGGCCGATGATCTTGACGTGCGGGTTGGCGGCAAGCGATCCGTCGAGCAGCTTGCGATACATGCCCTCGCTCGAGTGCGGGATCAAATGCGCCTCGTCGACGATGATGAGATCGAATCGACCGTAGATATAGCGCTTGTTGTAGACCGACTGGATCGACGCCACCGTGACCTGTCGCAGCTGCCGCATTTTCAGGCCAGCCGAATAGACGCCAAGCGGCGCGGTCGGCCAGCACTCGGCGATCTTCCGCGCGTCCTGCTCGACGAGCTCCTTGACGTGCGTGAGCACCAGGATGTGTGTATCAGGCCAGGACGCGCAGGCTTGCCGGATGAATTCTGCAAGGACGACGGATTTGCCGGTGCCAGTTGGCAGGACGATGAGCGGCGCATGGCCGCCTGATTCAAAGTATGGTCCGATCGAATCGATGGCCGCGCGTTGATAGGGTCGCAGGTTCATACAGCTTATTTTTGCGTATCAAATGGCGGGGTCGGCAGACCTTTCCAATATCGTTTACGAGCGAATTCGACCGAAAAGCCGGTCAGCTGTCCAACAGCTTTCGCGACCCCGGCGTGCGTGCGGCCGAATTTTCGGCCGATCTCGGCAAGCGGTTTCCCATCGATGATGGCGAGTTCGACCATCCAGCGTTTTTCAAACCAGTGCATGCGGCTGATGTAGCGCTCGCGCCGGTTATGCTTTCCGGAGCTCATTGCCCGCCCTCCTGCGCCAGCGCGGCGCGGGCCTCCCCCAACGCTCGCATCGGCGCGTCAGGATCGAAGCCCAAGCGTCGATACGTGTCCGCTGATGGAATCCAAGTAATCAGCTTTTTCAGCGCCTCACGCAGTCGCTTGTTCTCAGCTTCGGCACGCTCCGCCCGCTCCTCTGCCTCCATCAGGGCCTCGGTCAATCGTGTGTTGTCCCACGCATCCTGGCGTTTGGCCGCCTGCACAGCGTCGTACATCTCGCGCAGGCCCCTAGACCCGGCCTGTAGCCCTCTCTGGTAGGCGTCTTGGTGCATCTTACGCAGCCGCTCAATTTCCCTCACCGCGCACTCGTAGTGCGCCGGTCCCCACGACCAGCAGCCTTCTGCGTGGGTACTGGCGCGGGACTCGCACGCATTCATCCGCACCGCCTCGCTGGCGTATGTCTCCAGCGTGGAGTCACGGTAGACGTTAATCACAACCGGTTTATCGAAGGGGCCATCAGTGATGAAACCGTCCGGCTCCGGGCGCGGCGGCAGTTTGATGTCGGTCATGTAGTCACCTCGTAAACAAATCCCACACCCACGGCAGGCCGAACGCCAGCACCACGCCGATCACAACACCAACAATTACGCCCGCAGCAAACAGCGCGACGAAAACCCCTTCCGGGAAGCTGACGTAGCCACGTTGATTGTTCATTGCTCGCCCTCCCGGGCGGTGGTGCGCTGCCGGCGCTGTTCATGCAGGCGCATGATCTCGCGCATATCCCCGGCGAGCCGAAGGCCGTGGCATCGACCACATACGCGGTTGATGAGACGGCCAGGACGGTTCCGGTCGGGCACGGTGGCAGGACTCGCGCCGCAGATTTCGCAGAGCTTCTTAGCCATGATCGCCTCCTGCCACCTCTAGATCGGCATCCATCTCGGCGATGCGCTCCTCTAGCTCGATCATATTCATACGCCCCCCATCACTTCTGATTCCGCAAGCAGGCGACGAGCGCCACGGAACGGACCCGCTCGGGCGGCAGCCTCTTGAGGTTCTTGTCGTTGTAGACCATATCGACCAGATAGACCACCATCGCGCGGAACTCGGTATTAGCGTGATGCTGCGCGGCGATGGCCTGGAGCTTCGCGGCCGGAGTACCCCGGTCGCGGGCAACCGCGGTCGACTCCGCCAGATTGGCAAACGCGCTGCAATACTCGGCTGCGTCCGAAGCATGAGAATTCGGTGCCGCAAAGATGGTCGCGGCGATGGTTGCAAGGATATATTTCTTCATCATTCCTCTCCGGATTTTTGGATTGCCCCGCTGCGCTCAAACTCGCCGATCATCTGGCGAACATTTGCGATCAGCACATCGTAGGCAGTTGCGTCTGGATGGTTGCTGGCCCGGAGCTCATCGCGGGTCGCCTCGTACCGAGCCAGCAAGTCGTACAACGTGAACTGACCCATGGCATTACAGCGACCGGCGGGCCTCGATGATCATGCGGATCCCGGCCAGCACCTTCTCGACGCTTTGCCGCTCGATCATGCCGGTCACGACGGACTGCACGATCAGCGCATCGAACAAGGCGCGGTCGCCGTATTCGTCCAGCATTTTGCCGCTGGCTTCCGCTTGTGCGTGAACGATCTCGTCACGCTCTGGCTCCGTGGCCGGGCTTTCAAGAAGCTCCACGAGATCCGAACCGCCAGTGAACAGCAACGATCCATCGATCTCAGCAACGATGGGGGGCAGGCTCGACGGATTCACAGCGATAATCTTTGCGACCCTTCCGTCTCGGGTCCGCCAGACCTGCCCAACGCGGATCTTCGGCTCTTGCTCCGCTTGCTCCGTCTCGTCCACGTCCTGCACCAGCTCGACCAGGTCCAGACCGCAAGGCTTGTTGTCGTCGATGTACCTGCCCTGCTGGGTGTAAGTCCGTTTGAATCCCCCGTTATGGGCCTTGGCCACCACCGGGTAGAAGGCCGCCGAGGTAGGAAAAACTTTTTCGATGGTGTGCAGTGCTTCGTCCCTGTCCCGCCACACTTGCCCGACTTTAAATTCCATTCCGCTCTCCTTCAAGTAATTTCAAAATGAAACCCGTCGCTCTCCAACTCCGGGTAGAAGCTGCTCATAAAGGTTTTGTGGTCCGTGTACCAAATTATGACGGGACCGTTTCTATAACCAAGCTCCCTGTACACAGAAACGATGACCCCTTTAGATACGTCCTTGTATTTCCCCACACCTTTTTGGAATGCGTCGGGGGAGATTGTGTGGACGACCACAACCTCTCTCCCCACATACTGTTTCCAATAAGCCAGCGCGGGATCGAAGTTCTTGGGCTTCTTCTTAACCATCTTCTTTTCTCCCCAACGCTGCGCGGGCCTTCCCCAACGCTCGCATCGGTGCTTCAGGATCGAGGCCCAAGCGGCGATACGTGTCCGCCGATGGAACCCAAGCAATCAGATCTTTCAGCGCCTTTCGCAGCGCGTCACGCTCCTCAAGCAGATCAACGATCAATTCTGCTCGCTCGTTTCTCCCGCCTTTTGCTTGGGCCTCCGCTATGAGAATTGGCAGCGCCTCCCTGATACGTGCGTAGCGGTCAGTCATTGCTCACCTCTCGATCCAATGCGGCACTTTCCAACATCTCGTTGATCGCGGCTTGCCCTTCAGCGCTGATCGCCGTGAACGCTCCACGGACGAACTTCTCCCACGCAGCGTCGTCTTTGATCCACTTTGGCTTCTGGAAATACACCAGTGGCTGGAACCGGACGCCGCTCTCTACCCACAATGCGTAGGACTTTCTAACGCCCTTGACTGGGCCACTCAGGACAAATTTCATTCGTTCTCCTTCGCCAGCGCGGCTTTCATCTTTCGCCGCACGCTCCAGTACGAGCACATGCACACTCCGACCGAGTGGTCGCACGTGTCCATATCCTCATCGAGCCAATCCATCTCGCTGTCGGCGTCGTTCAGCGCTTCGCGCAGCATCTCGTTCTCGGCCTTCAGCGCGTCCACCTCCACCCGCGCCGCTTCGAGGGCGGCGCAAATTGCAGGGATATCGTCGGCAGCTATGTATCCATCACCTGTCAAAAAGCTGCGTAAGACGGTTTCAATGTCATGAGTGTTCATTTCATCTCTTCAATCATTCGCCTGCCGACCTCTGCGGCAGCGCGGACAATGGCTTGGCAAAGCGGCCCAGGGCGCAACGTTGCGCGGCCGTGAGACCTGGGAACGTGGCCGGGTCGATCTGCTCCATGACTGCCAGCATTGCCTGATACTCGTCCGCATCCCGTGCAGGCCTGCCGTAACGGGATAGAAGGGCGCGGGCGAAACGGAACAGACTGCTGCCCAGTTCCGTGTAGTACCTAGCGCCCCAATGTTCGTCGGATTTGTTGATGCCGTGAGCCAACGCCAAGGCCTCTATTTCCTCGTCGCTCGGCTCAGCCTTGGGCGCAGCAGGCGGCTCAAGGCCCAGGTTCGGGCCGTTGTGGTAGTCAACAAAATCGTTCATGTGTTCCCCCCACGTGATTACGCGCTCACGGAAAACGGCGGCCGCACGAGGCGCTTCACTCGATTTGCCGGATGAAACAAGTAGCGCTCTCCCATGCGCTCTTTGGCATGCTCGACGCGAAGGGCAAAAGCAGATTGACGTTGCAGGCTGCGCACCCATGCCTGGCGCGCTGCAGTGTGATGATCTTCCATGGTTATTTCCTCCCTGTGTTTAGGTATGTAAATTGTGCCACTGCGATGAGAAAATATCAACGCATCAGCCGGTCGAAGTTGTAACCCGATCATCGGCCACAACCCGCGCACCGGGGAACTCGGCCTTAAGGTCGCGCACAAATTCGTCGGCAACGACGGCCGGTCTTGCGATGGCGAGCTCATCGCTCGTGAATTCTGCGTCGACGAGCTCGGGCATCGTCTCTCGGTCGGCGCTTGCCGCGACGTTGACGAATCCCTTGCCGGTGGCGCGATGCTGATAGGCAACCCATCCCGTTCCGGCGTCGACAGGGTCGGCATATTGCAGAAGCGGCGGAATGAAAAGATGCTCGGGGCAGCCGGTTAGCTGCACGTCGATCGGGATCTCCGCATCGCCTGCGCCTGGTGCGCTACACACCCACTTGCCACCGTCACGATCCTTGCACGGTGTCGCGTGCACGCAGGTTCGGCAGTTCTTTCGCGGCGGTGCGTCTTGGTGGCAAACGTCATAGAAGTCGCAAAACTTGCATTGCCAGTGCGCGGGGTCATCGGACAGGCGCGCCGGCGGGTGGGTCGCGTAGATGATCCGCTCGGCACGCGCAAGGAAACGCTCGGCGACCGACTTGTCGATGTGCACCCATTCGGCATGCAGGTCGTCGGTGTCCTTGCTGCATGCCAGATACAGAGCACGATCGAGGCCGAGCAGATGGCCGTAGACGTGCATCTGTGCCCAGTGTTCGGGCTTGGACTTCTCGACGCCTTCGGCGATCAACTTTGCGAAGCTCTTGGCGTTGTGCGTCTTGAATTCCAGCAGCGCCCATTTCTTCGGGGCCTCGGGTAGTCCCCTGGCGACGCCGTCGGCATGGCCGGAGAAATGCCCGTTGACGGCGCTGACCTCCCATTGCTCGCCGGTCTCGGGGTCGACGTCCAGGACTTCGCAGCCGATGCCGCGCAGTTCCTCGATGAACCGCGTCTCCTCGCGGTGCCCGGTATCGAACAGGCGCAGCATGCGGCCTTCGAAGCGGACGATCGCCACCTGGCGGAACTGATACCAGAGCGCCCGGTCGCAGGGCTTGCCGATGATCGAGGCGCCCAGGTACGGGCGCGGCGGCTCCTTGGCCGCGCGTTCCTCGTACAGCTTGAAGATGGCGCGCGGCGTCGTATGCGTGTGCACGGGTTCAGGGATTGCCGCCATCGTCGACTCGCTCGAGTTCGGCCAGCAAAGCATCGGCAAACAGCACGGCACGCCTGGCGCAGTTTGCGGCGGATTCTTCTGCCGTGGTGGGTTCTTGCCCGTCCAGGCCGGTGAACCATCCACTGGCTACCAGGGCCTGCATCACCTTGGCGGCAAAGTAGGCGCGCGTGGACATGCCCATGCGCGGCGAGATGGGGAAGGCGGGTCCGCCGTCATACGGTTTCATTGGCTCGTTCCTCCTGTTCACGTTGCGCGGCGCGCTCGAGGCTCAGTTTCCAGCGCGAAGGCAGCACGTTTGGCAGTGCGCGCTCGTTGATCTTCTCGCGCATTTGCTGCATCAGTTTCATCAGCTTCGGCCCGCAAGGGGGCGGCTCGTCGTGGGACCAGAAGTTCTTTGTCATGTCTGGATTCCAAAGGGCCGGGCGCATGGCCCGGCGAAGATTACTTGCCGCGCTTCCAGGGCGGCACGCTCGAGGCCTGGGGGGCAACGTCAGTCGAAGGGTCGGCAGACACAGGGACCGCGCTCGCCGGGGGCGCACCATGCGCAGCCATGCTCGAGTTTCCCTGCTGCTGAAACCCCATGGCCTGGCGCTGCGCCCCCGCGGCGGCATAGGTGACGATCTCGTTCTGCTCGCCGTCTTTGGACACCTTGACGTCGGCCACCACGGGGATGTTATGCAGCTGCGTGGAGTCCTGCAGGTTCATTACGCCGGCGGCGCGGCACAACGCAGACAGCGTGCGCTGCGCTATGTCCTCGGCCGTCTTGTTGCGGTTCACGATGTTCAGGCGCGCCCACAACTTGCGGCCCTTGTACTGACCATCAACGATTTCATGAACGAGCTGCAGATACTGACCGTCGCCGGCCTTGGTCGATTTGATCTCGCTCTCGGTGATGATCACGAGATACTTGCCCTTGGGGATCGGCTCGAAAGAGTTGGACGGATCGACGGTGCTGGCGTCAAAAGTACGGCCAAGGACGGATGCGATGTTGCTCATTGTGATGGGCTCCTGTAGATCAAGATTGCTGGATCAGCTTGGAAAATTCGTTCCAGTCGAGCGGGATGGTGTCGGGCAGGGCGTAACGGTTCTTCGCCATGTGGGCGGGGCGCTCGGACGTGTGCAGCAGGCGCTGGCCGGTCGAGATCCCGCGATAGCGCTCCTTGTTGAAGCCGCCAGCGTCCTCCTTCTTGGTCACGGTCTGCCAGTTGGCGAACAGCACGCAGTCGGCCCACTCGCGCAGGATGGCGCTCGAGCGATCCTGCAGCTTCGGCTGGTAACGGTCGTATGGCTCGACCTCCGGCGACTCGAAGCGCTTGATTTGGCAGTGCGCGATCAGGATGACGGTCATGCCGCGGTCATTGCGCAGCGCGTCCAGGCCTTCGATGATGCCGCGCCACTTGTCCGCGGCGAGCACGGCGCTTTTTCCGTAAGCGAGATCTTTGGCGTCGTATTGCGACTCGAGCTCGCGAAAGATGAAGTTCTCGGCCCAATCGACAGAGTCGATCACCACGGTTTTGAAGTCGTGTTGCTCCTGATAGAGCGTGGCGATCGCGCTCATGATATCGTCGGTCGACTTGGCAAGCGGGAAGTGGTCGACCTCAAGCCGGCCAAGGCCGTCCTCGGTCGGGATGAAAATCGGCGCCGGCGCCATCGCGCCAAATGTCGACTTGCCGATACCTTCGACGCCGTACAGGAAGATCCGCGGGGCGGCGGTCGCCTTGTTGCGCTGGATGGATTGCAGGTCAAATGCCATGATGATGATCCTCTCTCATCGGTGGGGTTAAATCTTGACGCGCACCGCGACCTTGGCAGGCTTCACAGTGATGGCCGGCGCAAGGATGCGCCAGATCTCGGGCTCGTTGGCGCGCAGGTACTTCGCGCCCGTTTCGTCCAGCTTCGTTTCCACTTTGATCGGCCGCAACTTCTCGGGCACCTGGGCGATCAGGTGCATGAGCTTGTCCATGTCGGCCCGGTAGGTGAGCTTGCCGACGACCTCGAGCTTGACGCCAGAGGGCAGCGTGTGCGTTTGCGCGCCTTCTTCCTTGGCCGGGAATCGGCGCACGATTTCCATCTCGACTTCCAGGCGATGCGCGTTCGCGCGTTCCTCGGCGAGCTTCGCATCGATCCAGGCATGGGCGAGCTCGTCATCGGTCATCTGTGCGAGCGCGGTGGGGCTGATAGCAATGTCGGTCATGGCGGGGTTCTCATGTTGAGCGCGCAGGCAGGCGTCATGCGCCTGATCGACAGGGCGAGCGCGCTTGTGTTGGGAGGGAGAAGGATTGCCGGACGGCAGGGACGGGAAAGCAATCACGGTCATGGTTCGGTCGGTCGGTCGGTCGATGGTTGTCAGGGGCGCCCCGCACTTACGCGGCGGGGCTTACGGCCAGGTCACGCAGGGAAGGAGACGACCCACGCCCTGGCTGCCGGTGTTGACTTGCATGCACCGCCGGCTGGCATGGCGCAGTTATCCGGTCTACCGGCCCGCTGCGCTCGGGTGCTGCTGGCTGCTGCATCGTTACGGTTGAGATTCTGCCAGCGCGATGAGAAAAGATCAACGGGCGCGCGTTGTAAATTCAGCACGCATCCCGATGATATTTTTCAATCGGTATTGATCAGCCGATAGGTGGCGTCAATTTGCGGTTAAGCCGACGCGGTTTCGGTGCCATCGCTGCCCCTTGGTGATACAATCTCATCATCGGCCTGAAGCCAGGCCCATGTTGAGTTTTTATACACAGGCGAGCGGCATGGCAATGACCCCTAAGCACAATATGGAGCCCGCGCACTCGATCATCGTGGAGCTGGGCGGCTGTCGCGCGTTGGCGCGGGCGATTGCTGATCATACAGGCGGCACGCATAAGATCTCATCCTCGGCTATATCTCGCTGGATGCGACCGTCGCACCTCAAGGGCACGGGCGGCCGCGTACCGCTCAAGCACTGGGCGGTACTGCTACAAATAGGCGAATCCCGCAAGAAAGGGCGAGTCATCCAAGCATTGCTCGATCAGCATTTCAAATGACCGGCGCCCGCTGGCAATGGTGGAACAATACCTTTCTTGGTGTTGTGAAATACTCATCACGATGGTAAAGTCTCACCGCCGGCAGCTAGGACTAGCTGATCCCTAGACCGAAACCGCGCCGCCCCGGCCTGCTGCCGGCACCTTTTCGATGAGGGGCGGATACCAAACAGGGCGTGCATGGATGTCACACAAAACCCATTGACCCGGCAGGCGGCCGGGGTGGTGCCGGGCAGTAGGCTCGACTATGCGCTGCGCTACGTCGCGGCCGGCTTCAAGGTGCTGCCGCTTTATCACATCGTCGACGGCCGGTGCTCGTGCGGCGATCCTGAATGCAGATCCCCAGGCAAGCATCCACTCGTCGTGCGCGAGGCGCACATGTTCGGCGGCGTGCACTCGGCGACCAATGACGAGCGCGTGCTGCGCCAAGTCTTTGCCGCGAATCCGGATGCCAACATCGGGCTCGCCATCCCGGATGGCATGGTGGCGATTGACGTCGACCCGCGCAACGGCGGCGAGGACACCATCGACGCACTGCAGGCTCAGTGCGGCAAGCTCCCTGACACAGCCATGCAGCTGACCGGCGGGGGCGGCCAACACTACCTTTACCGCGTGCCGGCCGGGGTGAAACTCGTCGGCCGGCTTGGGCCTGGCGTCGACGTCAAGGGCGCCGGCGGGTACATCGTAGCCGAGCCATCGACGCATACCAGCGGGACCGCCTATGTCTGGGAAGCGTCGAGCGATCCCCTGGCCGGCGCAGAAATTGCCAGCGCGCCGGCGTGGCTCATCGATCGCCTGATCGCGGGGGAAACAAGCGCGCCAACGGTGCCGGGCACGGTGTACACGGTGCCGGAAAAGACGCTCGATGAGCTGCGGCAGGCTCTGTACTTCGTCGACCCGGACGACCGCAACACGTGGATTCGCATGGGCCAGGCGCTCAAAACCTTGGGCGAGCCCGGCTTTGCGCTGTGGGATGAGTACAGTCAGCGGTCGACCAAGTACGACGCGACCGACCAGCGCAAGCGATGGGACGGCTTCGCGGCGACGCAAACCAACTATCGCGCCGTGTTCGTCGAGGCGCAGCGCGGCGGATGGCTCAACCCACTGTCGCGCGAGGCGGCGCCCGTCGGGGGCGCTGTACCAGCGGCGCAGCCGACGCGCGGCGGCTTCCGATTCGACGACGTCGCCGAGCTCGTCGCAGATATCAAGCCGATACAGTGGCTGGTACGCGACTACATCGAGCAGGATTCGCTTGTCCTCATCTATGGGCCGCCCGGCTCGGCCAAATCTTTTGCGGCCGTCGACTTCGCGGCATGCGTGGCGACCGGCCATCCCTGGCAAGGTCACGCCATTCAAAAGCCGGGGCCGGTGTTTTACCTGGCCGGCGAGGGACACAACGGCCTGGCTCGGCGCTTTCGCGCATGGGAAGTCGCGCACGATACGCAGATCCCCAATGGCATGCTCTGGAAGTCCTCGGGCGCGGCACAGCTGCTCGTCGAGGAGTCGGTCATCGCGGTGGCGGATGCCATCTGGGAACTGTCCGGCAAGGGCGAGCGGCCGCCGGCGCTCATCGTCATCGATACGCTGGCGCGCAACTTCGGGCCGGGCGATGAAAACTCGACGGCCGACATGTCGGCATTCATTGCTGCCGTCGACAAGTACCTGATCCAGCCGTGGCGGTGCGCCGTCATCATCGTGCATCACTCCGGGCACAACCAGGACCGTGCGCGCGGATCGTCGGCGCTCAAGGCTGCGGTTGACGCTGAACACGAGATCACGCGCGACGAGGCGGGCAACGTGATCGTCAAGACGACCAAGATGAAGGACGCTGAGATCCCGGCCGACATGATGCTGCGGCTCAAAGGCGTCGAGCTGCCGGGCGTTTTCGACGAGGACGGGGCGATCGTCACGAGCGCAGTGCTCGAGCCCTGCGAGGATGCCGTCATGTCAACCGTGGTCGGCGCGCGGCCGGACAAAACCCCGATCCTGGCGCGCGACGTGCTCACGCTCCTGGCGCGCGGATGGGTTCCGTACAGCGAAATTGCACGCAACATCGACACCAGCAAGACGCAGGCCACGCGGATCTGCAAGAAGCTCGAGGGCTTGGGCCTGCTCGAGGCCCGAGGCGGTGAATACGCGGTGACGGACCGCGCCATGCAGGCCTTGTCGCAAACAGGGGCGCTGCTCGTTGCCTCGGCCCCGCAACCAGCTCGGCGCAATCCGCGGCCGTGGATGGATACGGACGACAAGGACGACGAGTGAGATTTGAACTTTTCTGTGACGATTGCCTGGAAGTTATGCGCGGAATGGCCGATGCAAGTGTGGACAGCATCGTCACCGACCCGCCGTATGAACTGGGTTTTATGGGCAAGGGCTGGGATAAATCCGGCATCGCCAACAACGTGGAAATGTGGCGCGAGGCGCTGCGCGTTCTCAAGCCTGGCGGCCACCTGCTGGCGTTTTCCGGCAGTCGCACCTATCACCGCATGGCTTGCGCAATCGAGGATGCGGGGTTTGAAATCCGCGATCAAATCATGTGGCTGTATGGTTCCGGGTTTCCGAAATCCCTGGACGTGAGTAAAGCGATTGATAAGGCGGCTGGCGCGGTACGCGAGGTTGTGGGGCAGAATGCCTATGCCAGCCGTCGCCCGCGAGCGGAGTATCAGCACGCTCAGAAATGGGGTGCAACGCTTGGCGGATCAGAATCAGCTACAGTCACTGCGCCCGCCACCGACTCCGCCCGCCAGTGGCAAGGCTGGGGCACTGCGCTGAAGCCCGCGCATGAGCCTATCGTGGTCGCCCGAAAACCGCTTGTCGGAACCGTGGCCGCAAACGTGCTGGCGCATGGGACCGGGGCGCTGAATATTGACGGGTGCAGGGTGGGCACGGAGGGCGGAACAACTCGCAGCGGGCAGGCCCCCTATGCAGCAAGCGGCTGGCGCACAGGCCATGAAATCGTGGAACTGAACGCAGGCCGCTGGCCCGCCAACGTGATCCACGACGGCCTAACCGAAAAATGGGCGCGGTATTTCTACTGCGCCAAGGCCAGCAAGCGGGATCGCGGCGACGGCAACAACCACCCCACCGTCAAACCCACCGACCTGATGCGCTACCTGTGCCGCCTGGTGACGCCACCCGGCGGGCTGGTGCTGGACCCGTTCATGGGGTCCGGTTCCACCGGCAAGGCTGCGATGCTTGAGGGGTTCCGATTCGTCGGCATCGAGCTTTCCGAGGAATACGTCGAGATTGCGCGCGCACGCATCGCGGCCGCCATGCCGAAGGAAGAAAAGCGCCCGACCAGGCGCGAGCGCGGGCAATCCGTGGCACACGACCCGCGGCAAATTTGCCTGTTTTGATGAGCTTTTCTCATCATCCAAGACAAGGACGACGAATAACAAAAACCCCGCCGAGGCGGGCGGGGTTGTTAGGCGTGGTTATCGCTCAGCAGTCAGTCATGGTTGATGATGATCCTATCACGCACCAGCTTCCGTAGGGCCGACTCGTTGTACATCGCATAGTCGCTAATCGGCACGCCATGTGCCCGTAGCAGCCGTTTCATTGCGCGGCGGCGGATGGCCTGCTTGCGGGCGAGGGCGATTGGGCCGGTCATGATGGTGATCATGTTGGTTCCTCCGTTATGCCCCGCCGAAGCGGGGCGGGGTTGTTAGACTGCGCGGGTGACGTAAACGCTATCGCTTGCGCGGTTCCAGGTGCGGCAGCCGTTCGCAAGGTGATATTGAAAAGCCTGTTCACCGTCGCCGCACTTGAATGGTTCGACGCGCTCGACCGCGTGATTTTCGTAGTCGCTGATATGCAGGATGTCGCCGGGGCGGACTTCGGATGCGGCGGTAACGGTGCGGGCTTTGTTCATGTCGGTTTCCTCCGGTAGGTGCCCGGCTTTCGCCGGGCGGGCTCGTCTTAGTCGGCCATCGCGCGGGCGTCGGCGATGACGCGCTGGCATTCACGCCAGGCACGCTTGCTCCCGGCCAGGGCACGCTCGCAAATCTTGACCTGCTCCAGGTCGCCGTGGGCGCCAGCTTCGTCGCGCAGGGCTTCGATTTCACGCTCGGTGATGGTGATGGTCATGGTCATGGTGGTTTCCTCCGGTATGTGCCCCGCTGAAGCGGGGCGGGGGTGTTAGGCGGCAACGATACGGCCGAACGACTTGCCGATTTCAAACACGGCCGCGACCATTTCAGTGTTTCCGGCGTCCCGGTACTCGACCATCAGCGCCAGGGTTTCGGCGTCCGTCCTCCACGCTTTTCCGTTGGCCTCGAAAGTCATGTTCATTTCTCCGAAAGTCATGTTCATTTCTCCTGTTTCGTGCTGCGTTGTCGATGGCGTCATCATATCGCGTTGAGCAAAAATCAACATTAGGATAAACCCTAATCAGCCCTGCTAAATCGTTGCTTTTATGCAACTGCCAACAAGTTTTTTGTAAATGAAGTGTAAAAGTTGTCGTTCCATGTAAGTGGAACGCTCTGGAACGCTGCGTTCCAAACGCTTGGAATGGGCTGGAACGCTGGATGTAAGTTATTGATTTCTCGCATGAAAATCGTTCCGGCTGTTTGGAACGATGATTCCTGGGCCGTTCCAGCCGTGGGGGCCGGCCTTTAAGGGCCGCCCCCGTTGACGGCGATGGAACGCGGAACGATACTTGACCCGACGATTGCAGCGACGATGAAAAACCATCGCGCTGTGCATATGACGCCAATCTCTCTCATCCTCCCCTACCCGCCAGCCGGCGCGACCGGCAATCATGCCGTCAAGCATGGGCGCGGCGCGCACTACCTGACTGACGCAGCCAAGCGCTACCGGGCGCACGTCAACATGGCGGTCGCCACGCAGGGCGCCAAGCGCCATCTCGAGGGGCCGCTTGCCGTCGAGTGGCACATGCATCCGCCTGATCGGAGAGCCCGTGACTGTGACAACGTGCGCAAGACTCTGGCCGACGCGCTGACCGCGGCGGGGCTCTGGGTCGACGATTCCAACCGTGTCATCCGGCGCGAGCTCATCGCCTGGGGAGACCCGGTCAAGGGCGGGCGGATCGAGCTCCGCGTGCGCGCGCTTGCTCAGGCTGATGAGAAAACCGGATAATGGTGGCATGAGCGCAAAGCGAGCCAAAGCCATGAAATTCGAGGACGTATCGCAGGAGCCACGAGAACGGCCGCTGACGCCACGGCAGCAGATGTTCGTGGCCTACTACCTGACGAGCCGAAACGCGACCCAGGCGGCGATTCAGGCCGGTTACAGCGCGAAAACGGCAGAGCAGATAGGTCACCAGCTTCTTAAGAAAACTTCAGTGCAGGCGGCGATCGACGCGAAGACCATGGAGATGGTCTCGGATCTCAAGTGGGATGTGCATCGCACGCTGCTCGAGATCACGCGCATGGCCAACGTCGACCCCAAGGTCTACGAGGGCGTCACCTGCCCGGCGGACGTGGCACGCCTGCCCGAAGATGCCCGGCGCGCCATCGTGGGATGGGGCTGGGACCGCAACGGCAACTTCACGCTCAAGTTCGCCAAGGAGCGCAGCCTTGAGATGCTGGGCCGGCATCTGAAATTGTTCACGGACGTCGTCGAGATCAAGGACGAGTCCGGGCTCGCTGCCCGGATGGACAAGGCGCGCAAGCGCGTGAAGGGCGAAAAGACGGAATGACTGACCCGCGCCGTGAGATCGAGGACGCGCTGATCGAGGACATGGTCGGCTTCCGGCATGACCCGTTGGGATTCGTGCTGTATGCCTTCGACTGGGGCGAGGCCAAGGGCGAGCTGGCGGGATTCGACGGGCCGGACGACTGGCAGCGCGACATCCTCGGGCATATGGGCGAGCGCTTGCGCGCCGGCGAAAGTGTGGGATTCGCCGCGACCGACGCGATCCAGGTGGCGGTGGCCAGTGGCCACGGGATCGGCAAGTCGGCGCTGGTGTCCTGGATCATTCTGTGGGCGATCTCGACGTTCGAGGACACCAAGGGCGTTGTCACGGCCAACACCGAGAACCAGCTCAAGACCAAGACCTGGGCCGAGCTCGCCAAGTGGCATCGCCTGTGCATCACGCGCGATTGGTTCGAATTCACGGCTACCGCGCTGTTCTCCAAGGACCCGGACCACGAAAAGACCTGGCGCATCGACATGGTGCCGTGGTCCGAGCGCAACACCGAGGCATTCGCCGGTCTGCACAACAAGGGCAAGCGCATCCTGCTCATCTTCGACGAGGCCTCGGCCATCCCGGACACCATCTGGGAAGTGTCCGAGGGGGCGCTGACCGACGAGGGCACCGAGATCATTTGGTGCGCGTTCGGCAACCCGACCCGCAACGTCGGGCGCTTCCGTGACTGCTTCCGGCGCTTCCGGCACCGCTGGTACACGCGCCAGATCGACAGCCGCACGGTCAAGATGACCAACAAGGCGCAGCTGCAGAAGTGGGTCGACGACTACGGCGAGGACAGCGACTTCGTGCGCGTGCGCGTGCGTGGCGTGTTCCCAGAGGTGGCGGCCAACGCCCTGCTCGGCCCAGAGGACTACGAGCGCGCGACTAAGCGCCAATACCGGCCGGAGCAGTACGACTGGGCGGCGAAGATCCTGGGCGTTGACGTCGCGCGCCAGGGCACGGACCGCACTGTCATTTTCCCGCGCCAGGGCCTGGTCGCTTTCAAGCCCAAAGTGTTGCGTATTCCCGACACAATGCAGGTGGCGGCGATCGTCGCGCAGGCTGCCGATCGGTGGGGGGCGGACGCCATCTTTGTCGACGGCACGGGCGGTTACGGGGCCGGCGTCATCGACCGGCTGCGCTCGCTGGGTTACGTCGTGCACGAAGTGCAGTTCGCCGCGAAGGCGACCGATCCGCGCTACTTCAACAAGCGTAGCGAGATGGTGTTCGAGATGGCGCGTTGGGTCAAGGACGGCGGGGCGCTGCCGGAGATCCCGGATCTCGAGATCGAGCTGTGCGCGCTCACCTACCGATTCCAGGGCGACCGCTTCCGTCTAGCCGAAAAGGATGAGATCCGCGAGGAGATCGGCGAGTCGCCCGACTTGGCCGATGCGCTGGCGCTCACATTCGCCTGGCCGGTCGGCCCGCGGTCGGCCGATGAACGACTGCGCGACGAGATCGAGGCGACGGGGCGCGCCAGCGGCGACGGAAAGATCGCGGCGGAATATGACCCCTATGAATTCGCTTGATGGTAATATCCAACCTGATAGCCAAAACCTAATCGAGGCCAGGCCATGACGACACGAATCAAGCCCGGCGTGCCCCTTCTGATCGACGACCAGGGCCGCATCGTTGGCTATGTGGACGAGAACGGGAAGGAGCGGCGCCTGAATGGCGAGCTCATCGACCCCGGCACCACGCCTGATCCGGACTTCACGGGCGGCAGTTCGGTGTCTTGGAATGACATTGCCGACAAGCCGGCGACATTCCCGCCGACCATTGGCACGAGTGCGGTGACGGCAAAGGCCGGTAACTGGCTGCCGGCGGCGACTGACGTTTCGGTCGAGGCGTTCCAGTCGGCGGGCGGCAACATCAACTTCGCAGGCGGCAATGCGCAGCAGGCGCTCCAGGCGCTTGCCGACGCCATCGATCCGTAGGGGTGTGCATGGACTACAACCGATCCCTTAACGGCGCTTGCCTGGGGTGGGCGCTCGTCATCCTGGCTATCGTGCTCAACATCATCGCCTGGCGCGCCGGCCTGGGTGGGCCACGCGGCCCGGCCGTGATCGGCATTCTGCTCGGCGCGCTGACGCTCGGCTGCGCGTACTGCGCCGAGACGTTCAACGTCCTGTCCTACCGGGCAGGATATGACCACCGGACGATGCTGCGCCGGTCGCACACGCTGATGATGGCGTCAATCGTCTTGTGCGCATTGTCCTACCTGTCTTGGTTCTACGCTGTTCTGATCGCATAGGTGCCGTTATGTGTGTGGGATCTTCTCGCCCCAGGATGCCTGACCCGCCCCCGCCCCCGCCCCCGCCGGCGCCGACTCCCACTGTCGACGATGCGGAAGTCGTGAAGTCGCGGGATCGCGAGCGGCGCAGGATCGCGCTGGCGCAGGGCATGCGCTCGACGATCTTGACGGGTGCGTTGGGCGACACGACGCAAGCCCCGACCGGGCAAAAGACCTTGCTTGGGGCCTGACATTTGGGCCATAGCGAATGAGCGACTATCTGACCCTGCGACAGCGCTTGGAACAGCGGCGGGCGCAGCTCGACCTCGAGCGGCAATCGTTCATCTCGCACTGGCGCGAGCTGAACGAATATATCTCGCCTCGCTCGGCCCGGTTCCTGACGACCGACCGAAACAAGGGCGAAAAGCGCAACCAGAAGATCATCAACTCGACGGCGACCTTCGCGCTCAACATCCTGCGCTCGGGCATGATGGGCGGCATCACGTCGCCGGCGCGCCCCTGGTTCATGCTGCAGACGCCCGACCCTGATCTCAACGAATTTGCGCCGGTCAAGGAATGGCTCTACGACGTCACGCAGCGCATGCGCACGGTGCTGAGCAAGTCCAATTTCTACAACGCGATGCCGGTGCTCTATCACGACATCGGCCTGTATGGCACGCATGCCATGGCGATCCTCGAGGACGACGAGGACGTCATACGGTGCTACACGTTCCCGATCGGCTCGTACATGCTCGCGAACTCGTCCCGGCTGCAGATCGATACCTGCGTGCGCGAATTCTCGATGACCACGCGCCAGATGGCCGACTTCTTCGGCAAGGAAAACTGCTCGACGCGCGTGCAGAACTTGCTGGACCGTGGCGACTACAACACCTGGATCGACGTCGTGCACGTGATCGAGCCAAACGTCAATTACGACGGCTCGAAGCTCGATGCGCGGTTCAAGCGCTACGCATCGATCTACTATGAAAAGGACACGAACGAGCGGGACCGGCTACTGTCTGAGTCTGGCTTTGACACGTTCCCGATCATCGCCCCGCGGTGGGACGTCGTCGGCGAGGACGTTTACGGCTCGTCGCCTGGCATGGTGGCGCTCGGCGACGTCAAGCAGCTGCAGCTCGAGGAAAAGCGCAAGGCCGAGGCGATCGACAAGCTGGTGCGCCCGCCCATGAATGCGCCGAGCTCGATGCGCAACCGGCGCGCGTCGATCCTGCCGGGCGACATCAACTACGTCGACGTCAACCAGGGCCAGCAGGGATTCACGCCGGCCTATCAGATCGACCCGCGGATCAACGAGCTCATGGCCGATATCCAGGCCATCGAGCAGCGGATCAATCGGGCGTTCTTTGCCGACCTGTTCCTCATGATGACAAACATGCCCGGCGTGCAGCCGAGGACGGCTGAGGAGATCGCCGAGCGTCATGAGGAAAAGCTGCTCATGCTCGGCCCGGTGCTCGAGCGCATGAACGACGAAGCGCTCGAGCCCACGATCGACCGGGTATTCGAGATCATGCTGCGCCGTGGCATGCTGCCGCCCCCGCCCGAGGAACTGCAGGGCATGCCGCTCAAGGTGGAATACACGTCGATCATCGCCCAGGCGCAGAAGCTGGTGGGCGCCGCGTCGATCGAGCGGTTCACGTCGTTTGTCGGCAACCTGGCCGCGGTCAAGCCCGACGTGCTGGATCGTTACGACGTCGACGAGGCGATCGACACTTATGCCGAGATCGTTGGCGCGCCCCCGAAACTGGTGGTGCCGCTCGACGAGGCGAACGCGGTGCGCGAGCAGCGTGCGCAGCAGGTCGCTGCGCAGCAGGCCATGCAAATGGGCATGGCGGCCGCCCAGGGCGCGGAACTGTTGTCGAAAACCGACACCGCGAGCGACAACGCGCTGACGCGTATCGCCCAGGGTTTGACGGGGGCGCCGGCCTGATATGGCAAGAAAGATCCAGACCAATGCCGCCGACGAGGCCGAGATCAACACGGCCAAGACCCGCGAGCGGCTGCGCGCCGAGCGCGAGGCGAACGACTTGCGTGCCATCCTGGCGACCGAGCAAGGGCGGCGCTTTTACTGGAACCTGCTTTGCTACTGCCGGATCTTCACGTCGAGCATGACCGGGAACAGCCAGACCTTTTTCCACGAGGGCATGCGCCAGGTGGGGCTGAAGCTGCTCGCCGACCTAAATGACCACGCCCCCGAGGCCTATTTCTTGATGCTCAAGGAGTCCAAAGAGGACGATCTTGCCTGATAGGTTTTGCCTATCGCGTTGAGATTTATGGTATATATTGGCTAATTCCCATCATAGGAATTTCTCGATGTCGGACACTCAGCAAGCGGCCGGGCAGGACACCACCGCAACCCCGGCTCAAGGTGACAGCCAGACGACCGAGCAGCAGCAGCAAACCCTGCTTTACGGCGGCGACCAGCCTCCGCAAGGCCAGGGCGAAGGGCAGCCGCAAGGTCAACCCGGTGCCGATACGCAGCAGCAAGGTGAGCCCAAGGGCAAGGGCCAGGACGAGCCGAACGAGGGCGACAAGCCCAAGGACGCAGACCAGGACAAGCCCGACGGCGTGCCGGAAAAGTACGACCTGAAGCCGCCCGAGGGATTCGAGTCCCTGGACGAGGCACTGGTCAGCCACTTCGAGCCGTTGGCGCGCGAGCTCAAGCTCAGCAACGAGGGCGCGCAGAAGCTGGTTGAAACCATGATGCCCAAGGTTGTGCAGCGCATCACCGAGCAGCAGCAGCAGGCATGGATGGGCCAACTCGAGGCATGGGTCGAGGACGTCAAGAAAGATCCCGAGATCGGTGGCGAGAAGATGCAGGCAACCCTGCAGGACGCCAAGCGAGCCCTGGATCGTTTCGCGACGCCGGAACTCAAGGCGCTCATTGAGTACCCGAGCGCTGACAATCCTCGTGGCCTGGGGCTTGGCAATCACCCTGAGCTTGTGCGCCTGTTCGCCCGCATCGGGAAGGCGATGGCCGAGGATCGGATCGTGACCGGCAACGGCAACGGCGCCGACGCGAGGCGAGACCCGGCCGAGATTTTGTACGGCAACTCCTGATAAGGAACCTTCCACATGGCTACTTTGTCCACCAACTTCCCGACGCTGCTTGACGCGGCCAAGTCGCTTGACCCGGATGGCAAGACCGCCACCGTCGTCGAGCTCCTGTCCCAGACCAACGAGATCCTGCTCGACATGCCCTTTATCGAGGGCAACCTGCCGACCGGGCATCGCACGACCGTGCGCACTGGCTTGCCGACCGTCGTATGGCGCCAGCTGTACAAGGGCGTTCCCCCGAGCAAGTCGACCCGCGCGCAGGTCGACGACACCTGCGGCCTGCTCGAGGCGCGCGCCGAGGTCGACGTCGAGATTGCCAACCTGAACGGCAATACTGCCGCGTTCCGCCTGTCCGAGGCGCAGGCCTTCCTGGAAGCCATGAACCAGGCGATGGCTGAAACGTTGTTCTACAACGACGTCACCATCCATCCCGAGCGGTTCACCGGCCTGTCCCCGCGCTACTCGTCCCTGTCGGCGCCGAACGCGCAGAACATCATCGACGCCGGCGGCTCCGGATCGGCAGAGAACACGTCCGTATGGCTGGTTGTCTGGGGTCCGAACACCGTGCACGGGATTTTCCCCAAGGGCAGCAAGGCCGGCCTCGAGCACAAGGATCTGGGCGAGATCGACGCCTTCGACGGCGACGGCAACCGCTATCGCGCCTATGCCGATCACTGGAAGTGGAAGGCCGGGTTGTCGCTGCGGGATTGGCGTTACGTGGTGCGCATCGCCAACATCAAGGTCGAGGATCTGGTCAAGCAGGCCAACACCCAGTCTCAGAGCGCGGATACGCAGCTGATCAAGCTAATGATCCGTGCGATGGCTCGCATCCCGCAAATGGGCATGGGCCGCGCTGTGTTCTACGCCAACCGCACGGTCAAAGAGATGCTGTCCATCATGGCGATGGACAAGTCTCAGAACGTGCTCGCGATCGAGCCGGGCGTCAATCAGTTCGGCAATGTCGCGCCTGGCAGCGTGAATAACGGCGTGCTGCGCCTGCTCGGCGTGCCCATCCGTACCTGCGACCAGATCCTGAACACCGAAGATGCCGTGGCCTAAGGCGACGTCTCGGATTTTTGAAAGGAATTTCGCCATGATCATCGATTCCCTGCTTGAATTCTCCAAGGGCCAGGCCCCGACCAGCACGGGCGACACTGTCTCGACCAACGTCGTCGACACTGGCGCCGCCCATGACGAGGGCATCGGCGAGCCGATGTACCTGCATATTGGCGTCACCGAGGGCGTGACTTCCGGCGGCGCAGCCACCGTGGCCTTTGCCCTGCAGACGTCGGCCGACAACGCCTCGTGGTCTGACGTCGTCGTCACCAAGGCCTATGCTGTGGCCGACCTGACGGCGGGCAAGCAGATCGCGGTGCGCCTGCCGATCGGCCTGCAGCGGTATATCCGCGTGGTCTATCGCATCGGCACGGCGGCGCTGACCGCCGGCGCCTTCAATGCGTATCTCGTCAAGGATGTGTCGGCCCAGGCCTACTATGCCTCGGGCTTCTCCATCGATGACGATGCGTAAGGAGTAGGCCATGCGCTATCTCGCAAAGGCCAAGGTCTACTCCAAGGGCCGTATCATCGAGCCCGGCGAGATCGTCGAGCACGACGGCCAACCGGCCTGGTGGATGGAACCCCTTGACGTCGGCGATCCCGTCGTCAAGGGCAGGCGCGGCCGGCGCGCGCAAGCTGACGCCAAGACTGCGGATTTCGACCCGCAAGACGGCGCCAGCGAAGCCGCCGACCCGCCTGTGACGGTTTCCAACCAAGAGGTTATCTGACCGTTTTGCAGGGGCTTCGGCCCCTGCTTTTCCTTTCGGGGCCATCATGAAACTGGTCAACATGGCGCTTTCGGCCGACGAGGCAAAGGAGCGGATGCACGAATGTTGCTCGGATGATTCGGCTGAGGACAAGCTGCCGAAATATCCGCATGGCGTGTCGCTCTACCTGGATAACGTGACGATGCGCAAGCTCGGGTTTGACGAGCTGCCGAAGATGGGCGAGCGAATGGCGCTCGAGGCCATTGTCGAAGTCACGTCGGTGTCTGAATACCAGAACCAAAGCACGGCCGAAAAGACGGTATCGCTGCAGATCACCGACATGGCCCTGCACCGGCGCAGTGACGCCGCTGAAAAACTTTACGGCGGGCAAGAGTAATGGCGGCCTCGCAAATCGAGATTTGCAACATGGCGCTCGCCAGCCTGGGGATCACGACCTTCATTGCCCAGATGGACGAGCGATCGAAAGAGGCGACGGTTTGCCGCCTCTTTTGGGAGACGGCGCGCGACGCGACGCTCGAGGCGGCCGACTGGAATTTCGCGCGCCGGCGCGTCAAGCTGGCGTTGACGCTGTCGAGCGTCACCAACTGGCAGCATGCCTATGCCTATCCGAGCGACTGCATCAAGGCGCGCCGGCTGGTCATCCCAGGCGACCGGCGCCCGCGCGCGACCGAGCGCATTCCTTTTGAGATCGCGGTCGACGGCGACAAGCGGCTGATCTTGACGGACCTGGTCGACGCCGAGCTCATCTACACGCAGCGGGTGACCGATCCCACCCTGTTCCCGTCGTCGTTTGTGACGGCGCTCTCGGCCGCGCTCGCTGCACGGGTCGCGATGCCGCTGGCCGTGTCGTCGACGATTGCCGAGGCGGCAATGCAGGCTGCCGCGCGATCGCTCAACGATGCTGTCGCGCAGGACGAGCGCGAGGGCCAAGAGGACGAGCCGAAAGAAAGCGAGCTGATCGCCGCGAGGTACTGAGCGATGGGCACGTCGATCATTCAGCCCAGTTTTACCGGCGGCGAGCTTTCGCCGTCGCTGTACGGCCGCGTCGACCTGGCGCGGTATCAGACGAGCGCGCGCACGTTGCGCAACTTCATGTCGCTCATGTATGGCGGCGCGACCAACCGGCCTGGGTTCCGGTTCGTGCATGAAGTCAAGGATAGTGCGCGTCGCACGCGACTGATCCCGTTTCAGTTCTCGACGGTGCAGACCTATGTGATCGAGGTCGGGCACCAGTACATGCGGTTCTACATGAACGGCGGGATCATTGAATCTTCGCCGGGCGTGCCTTACGAGATCGTGACGCCTTACGATGAGGCGGACATTTTCGAGCTCAAATTCACCCAGTCGGCAGACGTCATAACGATCTGCCACAACAATTATGCGCCGCGGCAGTTATCGCGGCTGGCGCATACCAACTGGACCCTGACCGAATTCAACAACCGCAACGGCCCATTCCAGGAAGTCAATATCAACACCAACCTGACGATCCAGTCGAGCGGCACGACGGGCACGGTCACGCTCACGAGCACGGGGGTGTCTTTCAATTCGTCGATGATCGGCATGCTGCTCTATCTAGAGGACGCCCATCCCGAGCAGGTCAAGCCGTGGGTGAACGGGTCGCCTAACCTGCCGCTTGGCACGCGCTGCCGGTCGGATGGGAAGGTTTATAACCTGACCGGGCAACCGTCGCCGGCCGGAACGAGCGGCTATCGCACCGGCGGCAATCGGCCGGTGCACAGTGAGGGATCGGCATGGGACGGCGACGGCAACATCGAGCAGACCGGGGCGTATGCGGATGGCGTCGAGTGGACGTACCTGCATTCCGGGTTTGGCATCGTGCGCATTACCGGTGTGTCGTCGTCCACGACTGCGACGGCGGCGACCGTTGCCCGCCTGCCTGACAGTGTCGCCACCACCGGCACCCATAAATGGGCATTCGGCGCCTGGGGCGGCAACCAGGGGTTCCCGGCCTGCGTGACCTATCACCAGGAGCGGCAGATCTTTGCCGCGACGGTTGCGCAGCCACAGGCCTATTGGATGAGCCGGATCGGGGCATACAATGATTTCGGCGTCTCGAGCCCGGTGCAAGACGATGACGCCATCAGCAAGACGGTCCCCGGCCGACAAGTCAACGCGATTCGGCATTTGTTGCCGATCGACGATTTGATCATCCTGACGTCGGGCGCCGAATTCAAGGTCATCACGAATTCGGACGGCGCGATAACGCCGTCCTCTGCCACTGCGAAGCCGCAGACCTACAATGGCTCGTCGCACTTGTCGCCGATCATCATCGTCGACACGGCGCTGTACGTGCAGGAAAAGGGCAGCATCGTCCGCGATCTGGCGTATACCTACGACAAGGACAAGTTCACCGGCAACGACCTGACGACCCTGTCGTCGCACCTGTTCACTGGCTACCAGCTCGTTGACTGGGCCTATTCGCAGGTGCCGAATTCGATCGTCTGGGCCGTGCGCAACGACGGCACGTTGCTCGGCCTGACCTATCTCAAGGAGCAGCAGGTCGCCGGCTGGCACCGCCACGACACCAAAAACGGCACTTTCGAGTCGGTTTGCGTCATCTCTGAAGGGCTCGAGGATGTGCTTTATGTCGTGGTGCGCCGCTTTATCAATGGGCAGTATGTGCGCTATGTCGAGCGCCTGGAAACGCGCCAGGTCATCAAAGTCGAGGACGGATTCTTTGTCGACTCCGGGCTCACCTATGACGGTCGCAACCAGCCCGGCACGCTGACGCTTTCTGGCGGCACGCAATGGGATCACACCGAGACGCTGACCGCGACGCTCTCGGGGGCGTCGATTACGCTGTCCTCGTCCAGCGTTGGCGATGCGTTTTTCCTGACCGACTCGGTCGACCCGACGATCCAGTATCGGCTCGAGATCGTGGACGTCACGGATTCGTCGACCTGCACGGTGCGGCCGAACCGCCAATTGCCGGCGGACAAGCGCGGCGTTAATACGAAATGGGATTACGCCATTCTTGACGTGGGCGGCCTCGGCCACCTGGAAGGCGAGACCGTTTCGATCCTGGCCGATGGCAGCGTGCATGCGCAGCGGGTGGTTGACAACGGCACGATCCAACTGCAGGAGCCGGCGGCCATCGTGCATGTCGGCCTGCCGATCGAGGCCGATTTCGAGACGCTGGATCTCAACGTGCCGGATGGTGAAACGATCCGCGACAAGCAAAAGATCATCTCGGCCGTGCGGCTCATCGTGCAGGATTCTCGCGGTATGTGGGCGGGGCCGGACGCCGATCACCTTTACGAGCTGAAGCAACGCGAGTTCGAAAACTACGACGAGCCCGTGCGGCCGTTGACCGGCCTGGCCGAGTTTTTGATCGATTCCAACTGGGACAAGCCCGGCCGGGTGTTGGTGCGGCAGTACGACCCGCTGCCCGCGACGATCCTTGCTGCCATACCGGAGGCGACCGTTGCCGGCGCATGAGTACCTGATCGTGCCCGCCGAGGCCGGGCATGTCGTCGCGATGGCGCCCCATGTCCGCCAGGCGGACGTCGACGAGGTCTATGCCGCGACCGGCATGGAGATCGGCCCGGCGCTTGAGCAATCGTGGCGGTTGTCGACCCATGCCTGGGCGGGGCTCATCGATGGCGAGGTCGCCTGCATTTTTGGCGTGACGCCTTACAACCTGCTCGGCGGCAGGGGCATCCCCTGGATGCTCGGGACGGATCTGGTCGAGCGGCATGCGCTGGCATTTTTGCGTCGGTCGCGATGGTGTGTTTCCACCATGTTGCGCTTGTATAATCACCTGGAAAATTACGTCGACGTGCGAAACGAAAAGTCCGTCGCCTGGCTCCGCTGGCTGGGTTTCCAAATGGACGAGCCGGCGCCTTACGGGAAATTTCGCATGCCGTTCATGCGCTTCGAGATGAGGGCCTGACATGTGCTCCATTGCTATAGCCCTGACCGCTGCCGCGACGGCCATGTCTGCCTATGGTCAATACCAGCAGGGGCAGCAGCAACGCGCGCTTGCCGAATACAACGCGCAGGTCGCCGAGAACAACGCGCGCGTGCAGGAGATGGCGGCCGCCGATGCCCTGCAGCGTGGGCAAGTCGAGGAAGATGCGCAGCGTCGGCGCGCGCGGCAGATCATGGGCGCGCAGCGTGCGGCATTCGCCGCGCAGGGGGGCGCACTCACCGACCAGTCGACGGCCGCCATCCTCGGCGATACGGCCGCTTTTGGCGAGCTCGACGCGCTTACGATCCGCAACAATGCCGCGCGCGAAGCCTGGGGCCTGCGTGTGGGCGCGACCAACAGCATGGCCGACGCCGGTGCCGCGCGCTTCCGGGGGCGGGCTGCCGCGCGCGCCGGCACAATGGGCGCCGTTGGCACGATCCTCGGGGGCGCTGCGCAAGGCTATGGCCTTTGGAGCCGTCAGAGCCCATCTGGGGGCGGGTCCGGGTCGTCCTCTGGGGGCGGGTCCTGGTTGACGCCTGGCTTGCGCATTCAGTAAGGGGGGAAAATGCCGCGCGTACCCGTCTACAACCAGCAGCAGGTCGCGCCGCGCGCGATGCCGCTGCCGATGCAATCCGGCATCTCGACGACGGTGCCAGACGGCACGCAGGCGCTCGCCCGCGGTCTTGGTCAGGTGGCCGAAGTTTTCGCGCGCGAGCAGGCCTACGCAGACGAGTTGCGTGTCGAGGATGCGGTCAACCAGTTGCGCGAGCGGCAGCTTGATCTGACGCTCGGCCAGCAAAACGGCTTTACCAACATCAAGGGGCGCAACGTTTTGCCTGGCCCGGATGGGCAAGGGCTCTCGCAGCGCTACACACAGCAGTTTGAGGGTGTTGCGCGCGAGCTCGAGGGCACGCTTGCCAATGACGCGCAGAAGGCACTTTTCCGCCGTTATGCGGCACGCTCGGGGATCGAGTTTCGCAGCGCGCTCATGCGCCACGAGAATGCCGAGATCGAGAACTGGCGCAAGTCCGTGCTCGATGGCGTGGTCGCGGTGGAGTCTGACAACGCGGCCAAGAACTGGAACAACCCCGAGGCGATCAACCTATCGCGATCGCGCATCGACCTAAACCTTGCCAGGATGCGCGAAGCCGAGGGCATCCCGGCCGACCAGCTCGAAAAGCTGCGCGGCGAGGCCATGACGCGCTTGCATATGGGCGTCATCAACCAGATGGTCGGCAACCGCCAGGTCGACGCGGCGGCGCGCTACCTCGAGACCTACGGCGACGAGATCGCGGCCGACCAGGCGCTCAAGGCGCGCAAGGTCATCGAAGCCGAGACCGATTCGCAGTATGCGCTTTCGGCGGCCAATCGCGTCTACTCTCAGATTGCGCCGAAGATCGAGCCGGACGATTACACGCGGCTGACCAACCTCGTTTTCCAGCGCGAGTCTGGTGGCCGTCAATTTGGGCCGGACGGCAAGCCGATCACGTCGCCCAAGGGGGCAGTGGGCATTGCGCAGGTCATGCCGACGACGGGGCCGGAGGCTGCGAAGCTGGCGGGGCTGCCCTGGGACGAGGAACGATTCCGTAACGATCCAGAGTACAACGCGGCGCTCGGCCGCGCGTACCTCGATGCGCAACTGAAAAAGTACGGCGGCGACGTCGCCAAGGCGCTCGCGGCCTACAATGCCGGGCCGGGGGCGGTCGACAAGGCGATCGAGAAATCTCAGCAGCCGGCGCCGACGGGCAAGATCGAGGGGCAAATCACTGCTGGCAATATCGATCTGGCCGCGCGTCCGCGCGTGCAGAATGCGGACGGATCGATCAGCACCGTGCGGTCCATGTCCGTCAACATCGACGGCAAGGAAATCCTCATCCCCACGGTGTCGGATGACGGGCGCATTCTGTCCGATGACGAGGCGGTCGAGCAGTACCGCCGCACGGGCAAGCATCTGGGCATTTTCTCGTCGACTGAAGCGGCGACGAAATACGCCGAAGAATTGCACTTGTACCAAGAGGCCTATTACACCGGCAACTGGCTGGCCCACCTGCCTCGCGAAACGAGGGAGTACGTGCCTGCCATACTGTCGAAATTCCAGGCCGGCGCCGGCGCGCCGAAAAAGCCGACCTTTGCCGAGGCGGATGCCGCGCTGCGCGCCGACCCGTACCTTGCCAGTCGGCCAGATGCGTACAAGCAGGCGCGCGAGATCCTGAAACAGCAGTACGACGCGCAAGAACAGGCTGCTCGGCAGCGCCAGGACGAGGCCGAGGGCGAGCTGTACCGGCTGCTGATTGCCAATGGCGGCGACTTCTACGCCGTGCCCGCGTCGCTGCGTGCGTCGGTCAATCCGACCAAGCTCGACACCGCGATGAATTTTGCCGCCAAGTTGCGCCGTGGCGAGGAAACTGTCACGAATCCGGCGCTTTACCAGCGCCTGGCAACCGATCCCGGATACCTGCGCAATCTCTCGGACAATCAGTTTTACGCACTGCGCAAGGACTTGTCCGAAGCGGACTTCAAGCACTTTGCAAACGAGCGCGCCAAGGCGCTTGGTCAGCAAGTCTCGAATGCCGACGATCTCAATACGGATGCAATCAACCGCACGCTCAACATGCGCCTGCAAACGATGGGCATCGACCCGACGCCGAAACAGGACGACATGGCCGGCGCGGCACGTGTTGGCGCGATCCGTCAATTCGTTACGCGCGCGATCGTCGACGCGCAGCGAGCGGCTGGCAAGAAGTTCACCGATGCCGAAGTCATCCAGGAGATCGACCGGCTCTTTGCCCAGAGCACGCAGTTGCGCGGCTTCTTTGGCGGCCGTTACAACGTGGCGCTGTTGGCGATGAAGCCGAGCGACGTGCCGAGCGACGCGCGCGACCAGATCAAGGCGGCATTCAAGGCCGCTGGCGCGCCTGATCCGAGCGACTACGACATCCTGCAAGTCTATTGGGCCAAGCGTTTTGGCGGCCGTGGCGCGCTCTCGCGCGCTCGTGTGCCGCAGCAGCAGCAGAACCTCGCCGAGCAGATCCCGCAATGAGCGACAAGAACGAATACAGCGATATCGTCACCGAATACCTGGACCCTGCCCCGCAGGCGCCGAACGTGCAGGCGGGGCTTGCGCTCGCCGCTGGGGCCAAGCCGGACTATGAGGCCGAGCTCATCCGTCTGTCGGCCAAGGTTGGTGTGCCGTTGGACACCGCGCGCAACATGCCCGACGAAGTGCGCAAGCAGGCGTTTATCATCGACGCCAACCCGACGCTCATCGAGACGCAATACCCCAAGGTCGCCGAGTTCCTGGCGATCCCAGAGAACGCAGCCGTCTCGTCCGACGACATTGGCGTGCTGCAGGGCGTCGCCAATCTTTGGGCGTCGCTGTCGACCGGGTGGGCTCGCGGGCGCATTCAGGACGAGCTCGGGCCGCTGCACTACCGGGCGATGACTGGCGAGCTGTCGCCGTCCGAGGAAGCGCGCCGGCAGCAGTTGAAGGGCGTCATGCAGGCCTATGGCCGAGACGCGCAACGGGAGACGGGCCTTGGCTACATTCTGAACCAGGGCGGGTATGCGTCTCGACAGTTCGTTTCGACCCTGCGTGAGGGCATGGGCGGCGCGGCCACCGGCGCGGCGGCAGGGGCGGCGACCGCTGCCGTACTCGGCCAGATGGGGCCGCAGGCCTTGACCCCCGAGGAAGTCGTCACGGTGCCCGGCGCCGCGGCGCTCGGCGCGACGGCCGGCTTCGCAACGCATACGGCGGTCTACAACTTCCGGCAGGAGGCGGGCTTTGCCTTTGACGAGTTCTCGGACATGGTCGACCAGACCACGGGCGAGCGACTGCCGCGTGACGTTGCAGTTGGCGCCGCGGCGGCCGTGGGGCTCATCAATGCTGGGCTCGAGACGGTTGGCGATCTTGTCATGGCGCGGTTGTTTCCAGGCCTCGACCGCCTGCTTTCGATCGGGGCCAAGGACGCGGTCAAGCAACTGCTCGCCCGGCCGACTGTGCGAGCGGCGCTTGCCGAGGCTGGCAAGCGCTGGCTCAAAGTGGGCACTGTCGAGGCGCTGACCGAAGGCCTGCAGGAGCTGTCCACTATCGTGGGCGGCGAGATCGCGCAGGGCGTCGGCGGCATTGCCGTCGACCCCAAGACCGAGCAGCCGATTCTTGATCGCGTCGGCGAGGCATCGCGCGACGCGCTGGTCGGCGCGCTTTTCGTCGGCGCCGCGCCGTCTGCATACCAGGGCTATCGTGGCGTTCGGGCGGCGCAGGCGGCGCAGCAGAACCAGGAATTCATGCAGGCGCTGGGCGACGCGGCGGCCGAGTCTAAGTTACGCGAGCGCCTGCCCGAGAAGTGGCGCGAATTCATTGCCAAGGCGAAAGAAGGTGGGCCGGTCGAGAATGTCTACATCCCGGCCGATGCCTTTACGCGCTATTTCCAGGCCGCAGGCGTCGACCCCGCCGAGGTCGCGCTGGAAGTCGGCGCGCGCAACTATTCCGAGGCGGTTGCCGCCGGCACGGATGTTGTCATCCCGATCGAGGACTACGCGACGCATATCGCGCCGACACCACACCATGCGGCGCTCATGCAGGATGCGCGGCTGCGGCCTGGGGATATGACGCCGCGCGAGGCGGCCGAGTTTCAGGCCGAGCGCGAGGCGCGCATCCGGGAGATTGCAGAGCAGTTTCGCGAGATGGCCGAGGGCGCGACGCAGGCACAAGCGCAGGCCTACAACACCATCCGTGATTCGATGATGGGCGAGCTTGTCGGCCGGTTCGACCGCAGCACGGCCGAGGCCTACGCGACGATCTACGCGCGCGGGATCACGACGCTGGCCGAGCGGGCCGGCATCGATCCCCTGCAGTTGCACGAGCGTTACGGCCTCTCGGTTGGCGTGCAGCTGCCCGAGATCCTGCAGCAAGGCGACCGGGCCGACATTACGATCGACCCGCTGCTCGACCGGCTGCGCGCCGGTGATATCCCGACTGACGATCAGATCTACGGTGAGCGCCTGTCTGATTTTGTGCGGCGCATGGGCGGGATTACCGACCCGTATCTGCCCGGCGAGTTGCGCGACATTGATGAGAACGATCCGCGCGCCCCCGGTCGTCGCAAGTTGGTGCAGGCCGAGGGCGGCCTGTCGATTGACTACATGCGCGAGGCCGCGGCCGAGGCTGGCTACCTGCCGATGGAATCGACCGAGGCCGATTTCCTGAACCTGCTCGACGAGGATCTGCGCGGCAATCCGGTCTACCTGGTCGGCGCCGAAGATTCGGACCTGCTCAACTTGCGCCAGATGCTCGAGCAGGTCGACGAGTGGCTGCGCGCCAACGGCATCGACCTGCGCACGATGACCAATGAGCAAGTGCGCGCGGCGCTTGAGCAGGCCGGACAGTACGTGCGGCCGCGTGAGGGCGAGCAGGTCTACGAGCAGTCGGCGCTACCCGAAACCATCGAAGTCGATGGCGTCGAGCGCCCGACCCGGAACAGCGAGGGCCGCCCGATTGCGGCGACCGAGGAGGGCATCCGCAACTTCTGGCGCTGGTTCGGTGACAGCAAGGTGGTGGACGAGCAGGGGCGGCCGCTGGTGGTCTACCACGGCACCAATCAGTCTTTCGATTCTTTTGCATATGAGCGGTTGGGGCAAAACACCACGGCGGCCAGCTCGATAGCATTCTTCTTTACCGAAAACCCGGTCGAGGCGACGGAATACGCGATGCTCGCCGGCAGGACGCAGCTTGCCGACGCTGTTGATGTCGAGACCAGGTCAGAGGAGATTCAGGCTCAAATTCAGCGCGCCGAAAGTCGCGGCGATTGGGATACCGCTGAGCGGCTTTACCTGGAACTGGAAAATCTCGAACTCGGCGCAATCAATGCCGATCCGAGCGGGCAGAATGTCGTTCCGGTCTATCTTAAGGTGGAGAAGCCTAAGACGCTGGATATGGGAGACAGCTTTGACGGACACCTTGTTGCCGCAGAAATAAACAAAGCCAAGCGGGCAAAGAAAGACGGGCTGAAGCTCGATAATGTTTATGATCCAGTCGAAGCGGGGCGGGGCGACTTCACAACTACTCAATGGGTCGCCTTCCGACCTGAGCAGATCAAATCCGCCATCGGCAACGTCGGCACCTTCGATCCGGCCGATGCAAGGATACTTTTCCAGCGAGGAAAACGCGATGACTACACGCTCGACCTTTTTGGCGTACCAGCCGAGCCCGGACAAGATCAATCTGCCGAGCGAGATACTGCAGGACGACAGGAGCGAGGACTATCGCGCGACGATGCGCCAGGCACCTATGCCACGCGCACGGAAATCGTCGAGGAAGCCCAGCGGGAAATCGGCGCCCGGCGCGTAACGACGCCCGAGGAAGCCGCCCAGGCGTTGGCTTACCTAAGCCGTGGCGCGGTCGAGCGATTTGATGCGCTCGTTACGGACAAGGACGGTAAGCCGCTGGCTATCGTCGGCGCGTTCAAGGGCGGCATCTCTCAAGCGTCGGTGTTCCCCCTGACCATCGTTTCCGAGGCTTTCCGCATTGAGGGTGCGGCCAATATCTGGTTTGCGCACAATCATCCGAGTGGCAGCTACACGCTGAGCGCGGCGGACCGGCAGTTGGCGCGCACGCTCAATGATGCCTTCCGCGGGAGTCAGATCGAGCCGCGCGGGCTCTTTGCCATCGCGGCGCGCCCGAACGAGGACGGCAGCCGCAATTGGGTTTATGAGCCGCCTGGCGGTGGCCAGGATGTTGTCGGCCAGGCGGCGCCGCCAGCGGACACCGAGACCGTGCCGGTTGTCGAGCGAGTCTATGCCATTGAGGGTGCGCTTGGCCCCAAGGTTACGGACCCCGCCAAGGCGATAGACATGGCACGCAGCCTTTCTGGCGGTGAGTCTGGCATTGCGCTCATGACGTCGCAGAATGAGCCAGTCGCCTTTGTGCCGGTCGACCCGAACGCGGCGGGCGAGCTTCGCCGCGATGGGCGCATGGATGCGCTCTATCGAGCGCTTTCTGTGTCCAATGCCGGATCGGCGATCATCGTCAACAACGGCAATCTGTCCGATGCGTCGGTGCGTAACCTTGCCGGGTTTTTCAACAGCATCGATGTGCGCGTGCTCGATGTCATCGACATGAGCACTGATACGCCGTCCTCTTGGGCGAGCTCCGGGCGAGACTTCAGCGCGCGCAGTTTCCGGCAAACCGAGCGCGGCTATATCTCTTTCGGCCCCGATCGCAAGTTCCGCATCACGTTGCTCGAGAACGCCGATCTCTCGACTTTCTTGCATGAGACCGGGCATTTCTGGCTCGAAGTCATGGGCGACCTGTCCGAGCAGGTGGGCGAGACGTCGCAGCTTTTCCAGGACTACATCACGATCCTCAAATGGCTTGGCGTCGATTCGCGCGATCAGATCGAGACCAAGCATCACGAGCAATTTGCGCGTGGCTTCGAGGCCTACCTGATGGAAGGCAAGGCGCCGTCGCCTGAAATGCGCTCGATCTTCCAGCGCTTCAAGGCCTGGCTCACGCTCATTTACAAGCGCCTGACCGCGCTCAACGTCACGCTCAACGACGACGTGCGCGCCGTGTTCGACCGCATCCTTGCCAGCGACGCCGAAATCGAGGCGGCGCAGGACGAGGCGGGGTACGTGCCGATCTTTGCCACGGCGGCCGATGCGGGCATGACCGAGATTGAATTTGAGGCATACCGGCGCGTCGTCGAGGAAGCGAGCCAGGACGCGCGCGATCGGCTGCAGCAGAAGCTGATGGCGGAGTATCAGCGCGCGCAGAAACAATGGTGGAAGGCGCAGCGGCGCAAGGTGCAGGACGAAGTCGCCGAGGAAGTCAACGCCCTGCCCGTCTACCAAGCCTTCGACTCCCTGGTGCTCGGCCGCCTGCCGAACGGCCAGCAGATCAAGCTGAGCCGGGCTGATCTCGTCGAGCGCTACGGCGCCGAGTTCATCAAGCGGCTGCCGCGGGGGCGCGGTTGGGTTTATTCGGCTGAAGGCGGTTGGCCGGTCGATGTCGCGGCCGAGGCCTTGGGCTACCCGTCGGCCGATGCGCTCGTCGAGGCGCTGGTCAACATGAAGCCAAAGCGCGCAGTCATTGAGGCCGAGACCGATGCCCGGATGCGCGAGCGCTACGGCGACATGTTGCTCGATGGTTCGATCCACGAGGAAGCGCTTGAGGCCGTGCATAATGATCGCCGGGCCGAGATACTGGCGGCCGAGCTGCGGGCGCTGCGTCGGCGCGAGCGCGAGGTCCGGCCTTTCATCAATGCGGCCGAGCGGGCGCGCGCCGAGGGTCGGCGCGACATGCAGGCGAGCATCCCGCCTGTCGAGGCGTTCCGGGCAGCTGCGGCCGGCATGATCGGCCAGAAGCAGGCACGGGATCTCAACCCGTCCGCCTATCTCAATGCTGAGCGCAAGGCGTCGCGCGAAGCGTTCGACGCGGCGGCGCGCGGCGATTGGCAGGTCGCAGCCGCGGCCAAGCAGCGCGAGCTCATGAACCATTTTCTCTATCGTGAGGCGGTCAAGGCACAGCGCGACGTCGAGGCGATCCAAAAATATGCAGCGGGCCTCTTGAAGCCGGCGGCGCAGCAGCGCATCGGCAAGGCCGGCGGCGACTTCCTCGAGCAGGTCAACGCCCTGCTCGAACAATACGAGTTCAAGAAAATTTCCGGCCGCGCGCTCGACCGGCGCAAGAACCTGCTCGCCTGGTACAACCAGCAAGTTGCTGCGGGCTTCGAGCCGGCGATCACGCCCGAATTACTCGAGCAGGCGGGGCAGCGTAATTACCGTGAAGTGCCGATTGATGAGCTTCGCGCGCTGCGCGACGCGCTCAAGTCGATCGAGCACCTGGCGCGGCTGAAAAACCGACTGCTCGTCAAGAACGCGGAGATCCAATTCGAGGACGCGATCGGCGAGCTCGTCGGCTCGGCCATCGCCAACACCAAGCCGCTGCCGCAGCGTTCCGTCGACCGGGCGCTGCGCACGACGCGCGAGAAGATCGGCGACTGGTTCCGGTCCTGGGACGCCGACCTGTTGCCGCTCGAGACGGTCATCGACTGGCTGGACGGCGGCCGGGCAGACGGGCCTTGGCACCGCTACATCTTTAACCGGGCGGCCGAGGCGCAGACGGCAGAGCTAGATATCATGGGTCGCCTGGGCGAGAAGATCGCTAAGCTGATCGAGGATTTTCACCTGGACGACAAGACCTATCTGCTCGAGCAATTCGAGTTCCCCGTCGTCGGGAAGGTTTCGCGTTACTGGCTCATCTCGGTCGCGCTCAACGTCGGCAATGAGCAGAATTACGACAAGCTGCTGCGCGGGAACAACCTGACCGCTGCCGAAGTTGACCAGATGCTTGCCAAGCTGTCGGCTGAGGATTGGCAGTTCGTGCAGTCTGTCTGGGACACGGTCAACGAGCTATGGCCGGAGATCGCGGCGCTCGAGGAGCGGGTTTCCGGGGTCAAGCCGGAAAAGGTCGAGGCGCGGCCGTTCCAAATTCGGGACGCCAACGGAAACGTCATCCACGAAGTGCGTGGCGGCTACTATCCGCTCGTCTACGATCCGCGTTATTCGCAGGCCGGCCAGCGCCAGGAATCGGGGCCGCTTGCCGGGCTGATCGAGCAAGGGTATGCCGCGGCGACGACGCCCAAGGGGCACACCAAGGCCCGCACCGATTTTGCGGCGCCCTTGCTGCTCGACTTTGGCTATGTGCTGCAGCGCCACATTTCCGGCGTGGTGAAGGATCTGACGCATCGGGAATTCCTGATCGACGCCAACCGGATTTTCAACAATGCCGAGATCCGGCGCACGCTGCAGCAGCAGCTCGGCGAGCAGTACGAGGCGATGTTCATGCCCTGGCTGCGTGCCGTGGCGAACGATCGCAACGTATCACCATCCGATGGGCTCACCGGCATGGACCGGATGATCGAAACGGCGCGCACCAACATCACGACCGTGGCGCTCGGCTACAAGGTGACGACGATCCTGGCGCAGGGGGCCGGCGTTTTCAACGCGCTCGAGATCGTCGGGAGCAAGTGGCTGTACAACGGGCTCATGGAAACGATGCGCGACCCGATTGCCGCGTATCGCATGATCATCGAGAAGTCGGGCGAGATGCGGCACCGCTTCGAGACGATCGACCGCGACATGCGCGACGAGCTGCGCGCCATGCGCCATAGCAAGGCCGCCAAGTGGAAGTCGGCCGTCAACCGCGGGGCGTTTATCGGCATCAACATCGCCGACCGCATGGTGACGATCCCGACCTGGATCGGGGCCTACAACAAGGCGCTCGCCGAGGGCATGACCGAAACGGCGGCAATCCACCAGGCCGACGCCGCGGTGCGGCGCTCGCAGGGGGCGGGCGGCGCCAAGGATCTGTCGGCGATCCAGCGCAAGCGCGGCGCCATGAAGATGCTGACCATGTTTTACACGCCATTCGCCGCTCAGTATGGCCGGCTGCGCACGGTGCAGCAGCGGCTCGGTGTCGAGGGCATGAAGTACGCGCCCGAGGCGATCATGCGGGTGCTTATGATCACCGCATTCCCGGCGATCCTGGCCGACCTGATTACCGGCCGCGGACCGGATGAATGTGGCATTGACGACCCGATGTGCTACGCCAAGTGGGCGGCGGCCAAGTCTGCGTTTTCCCTGGCGCTGCCGATCCCGCTCCTGCGAGACATTGCCAACGCGGCCGAAAACCGGATCATCGGCGAGGCCCGCGGCACCGGCAATATTAGGGTTTCCCCTGTGATCGACACGTTGCAGCGGGTAGGCAACACCGTCCTCAAAGGCTTTGACATTGCCTTTGGGGACCGTCCGATGGACGAGGATTTCTGGTTCGATGTGATGGAAAATTCGGGCTATGTGCTGAATTTGCCAACAGGGCAGGCCCGGATCACGATAGAATACCTCTATGACCTGCTCGCAGGTAATAGCCAGCCGGAAGGGGTTGGCGATCTTCTGCATGATCTGGCATTCCGACGCAAAAAGGGTGAGTAAATGACCGTTGCCACCAATGTGAGCCGCGCCGATTTCACGATCACGACCGGCACGACCGAATACCCGTTCACCTTTCGCATTTTCGAGGATACCGACCTTGTCGTGATCCTGCGTGCTACCGATGGCACGGTATCGACGCTCGTGCTCAATACCGACTACACGGTCGACGGAGTCGGCGATTACAACGGCGGCAAGGTTATCGTCTCCTCGCAATTCGCGTCTGATAATGACGGCGCGCAGTTGGTGGTGCGCCGCGTGCTCGATCTCGTGCAGGAAACCTCGATCCGCAACCAGGGGAAGTTTTACCCCGAGACGCATGAGAACGTATTCGATCGTCTGACGATGATCGACCAACAACAACAAGAGCAAATCAACCGCTCGCTGAAATATCCGCCTGCAGGATCGTCCGGCATGAGCACCGATCTCCCGGCGCCTGATCCGGGCAAGGGGTTGAAGTGGAACGCGACGGGAGACGGGCTGGAAAATACGCAGCATGACGCTGACGCGATCGCCAACATCGCGGCCCAGTATGCGAGTCAGGCCGCGCAGTCGGCGAGTGACGCAGCCGAAAGCGCGCAGGATGCATCTGATACGTATGACGACTTCCGTGGCACCTATTACGGGCCGCTGTCGTCTGATCCGTCTACCGATCCTCTCGGCAACCCGCCGAATCAGGGCGACATGTATTTCAACACCACGACCAACCGGCTGCGCGTTTACAGTGCGTCGGGTGCCTGGATCGAGGGGGCCGGCGGGTCGATGCAGACTTTCCCGCTGACCGGCGACGGGATCGAAACGACCTTCCCGCTACCGGCCACGCCTCCCAATACCGATTACGCGGACGTCTATATCGATGGCGTCTACCAGCAAAAAGATACGTATTCGTTTGTTGGGGGAGCGATTGTTTTCAACGATCCGCCCCCTGCCCCGGCTAACCCTGGGGACCATAACATCGAGGTGCGTGTCATCGAAGTGCTGCCGCTGGGCGTGACCGATGCCTCGCTCGTCAAGTACACACCGGACGACGGCGGCCCGGAAATGACGGTCGAGCAAGCGCTCGACGATGCCCGGGCCAACCTTGCGGATATCGATCTCAAGCTGTCCGGCTTCGTCAACGTCAAGGAGTTCGGCGCCGTTGGCGATGGCGTGGCCGACGATACGGCGGCCGTTCAGGCGGCGCTCGACAGCGGGGCTGATCGCATCCATTTCCCGGCCGGGCGCTACGTCATTAACGGCGATGTCACGCGGACTCGATCCGTCGTGATAACCGGCGACGGCACCAACACCGTGCTCGACTTCTCTGGCGGCACGGGTCAGCTACTGATTACCGGGTCGCTGACGCCGCTCGACAAGCTGTCAGTTTCGCCGTCTCGTCATATGCGTGAGCTCACCTGGTCGACGGCGCAGGGCCTGTCTGCCCGTGATGTGGTGATACTGTGGAACCCTACAGACTACAGCTGGGGCGGACGTCGTGCCTATTACCGCGACGGCGCGATGTTCCGCATCCACAGCATGACCAGCCCGACGGTAGCGAGCACCTACGACCCGTGCCCGGATGCCTACAACGCGGCCAGCATGAATGTGTACAAGATGAACTATGTACAGGCGGTCGTTAAGGACATCAGTTGCATCGCGTCCGGTTCGGTCGAGAAAGCGCCGCTGACGCTTCGCCATTGCGTGGATAGCAGCGTCGAGGGATACAGCTATTTCGGAGGCATCTATGCCGACGTCGTGCTCGATCGCTGCTACAACGTGAGCGTCTATGACAGCGCGCCGATCAACGCATCGCCTCACGACAACAACGAATACGGCATCGTCGTATCCAATTCGACGCACGTTTCGATAAGCGG